TTATACTACCCACAAGTCTATGCTGATAATGTGTATAATCAACAATGTGCATTGGACCCTTTGTACGATTACGGTTGTGATGGATGGAGTGATGCTTACATAGATGAATATGTTGAGGAAGATGTACCAGAAGTTTGGGAAACTGATGAGGAAGATATTGAATCAGTATACGTCTTGGAAGAGCCAGAAGTTTTCCAAGTAATAGAGATAGAGTCATTAGATGACTACACTTTAATCTCTACTACAATAGAAGAAGCTATACCAGAGATGGAAGATTTGTTTGAGGACATAGCACAAGAAGAACTAATAGAGGAAATAGAAGCAGAGTTAGAAGAATTTTTAGAGCCTGAAGTAGAAGAAGAACCTTTAGAAGAACCAATAGAGGAGGAGCTTGATGAGTCAGAGCCGGAAGAAGAAGCCATACAAGAAGAACAAACAGAAGAGGAGCCTGAACAAGAAGAGATAGTAGAAGCTAAAGTAGAAGAACCTAAGCTAGTAGAAACTAAAAAGAAAGCTAGTAAAAAAGAAAAGATGCGAGAGATTATTAGCAACAAGCTACAAAACCTTGCAACAGAAATGGGAGAAGCTGCATCATTAGAGGAACAACAAAAACTACAAAGTCTAATCTTAGCTCTCTTAAACTTTAACGCTGGCTTTAATACTTACAACACACAACTACTTATTGATGGTGTGTTTTATGAAGATAAGGGTATATATTTAGACAAGGATATACCAGATAATCAAAGAGGATTAAGAAACGGTTTGGCTAACGAAATACTACATAATAAATTGATGGACCTACAATGGCAGAAATAGAGTACGCAGGAGTCAAGGTAGGGGGTAGTAAGGCTCTACTAATAATACCCCTCTTAGGGACAATCCTTGGAGCTCTGTGGGGTGGTTTTGAAGTATATCAGAGATACTTAGATATGGAAGCTAAGATTGCTGCATTTGAATCACCTGATTTATCTACTATAGAAAAAGATTTAGCAGTTATAAACGAACACATGGACACAGTAAATGTACACATGGAGTTTGTTAGCAAAGAAATTGATTTGTTTAAAGAAGAGATTAACTTAATTAAAGATAATGTTGATGAACAAATTAAGTATGTAAAGGAAGTCAAGGTAGAAGTTAGAGAAGATATGCGACACCTTGAAAGTATTGTTAATGATGTTGAATCAGATTTACAGGAACAGCAAAAAGATATTAAAGATATGATTGATAATGCTGAGAAAAGATTTGATGACAGAAGAGATTCTCTTTATTCTGATACAGATAGAAAGATTAAAGAGTTAGAAGAGAGGCTCGGTAGTAAAATACAAAGAGCTTTAGATAACCCACTAGCAAACTAGGAGAATAATATGCCAGCAGGAAAAGGTACATACGGTAAAAAAAGAGGTCGTCCACCTATGAAGAAGAAAGGAAAGAAAAAGTAATGCCAGCCAAGAAGGACCCACGATTAGCTAGAGCAGGTGTATCAGGTTTTAATAAACCTAAGCGTACACCTAGCCACCCTACTAAGTCACACGTAGTTGTAGCTAAAGAAGGGGATAAAGTTAAAACAATTAGGTACGGACAGCAAGGAGTTTCAGGTGCAGGTAGTAATCCTAAAACTGCTAAACAAAAAGCTAGACGTAAATCTTTTAAAGCCAGACATGCTAAGAACATAGCTAAAGGTAAGATGAGTGCAGCATACTGGGCAAACAAGAGTAAATGGTAATGGCTAAACGAGGACTATACGCAAACATTAATGCTAGGAAAAAGAAAGGTATTAGTAGAAGTAAAAAGAAATCTACTATTAGCAAGAAAGCTTATGCAAAAATGAAAAAAGGATTTAAGAAGTGACAGATGACATTAAGAGAATGCAATTACAGCTAGACAAACATGCAGGACAGATAGCTAAGTTGTTTAGTAAAATTGATGACACTAATAAATGTATAGCAAAGATTAATAATTCTTTGTTACAGATTAAATGGGGCGTTTATGGTGCAATTATTTTTTATATTATTGCACAAGTAGGAATTATAGAAGCAATAGGATTAGTAGTATGATAGCGTTTATAACTAATGTAGCACCAATTATGTTAGGCTTTGTTGGTAAGTTGTTTGCATTAAAAAGTCAAGCAGCAGCAGAACAACAAAAGCTAATGATACAATCATTGCAAGTACGTAATGATTCTATTAACATGGCTAGAGATAGAGCTGACAAAGAGTCACCTATGGCTGCTATGAACAGAAGGATTATTATATTAGTTATACTAGCATTAATTATATTTACACAAATAGCTCCTGTGTTCTTTGATGTACCTACAGTAATACCAACAGTTATAGAAGGAGCTAGTATACTAGGTTTTCAATTAACACCTGATGTTATTGAATATGTAAAAGTAGAAGCAGGTGCTGTACTCAAGATGGATGAAATATTTGGGTGGGCAACAATGATTATAGAATTTTATTTTGGTGCTCAATTAGCCAAGGGGAAGTAGATGACATACAGACAAATTATTAATGCAGTATTACGTAGACTAAGAGAAGATAGTATAGGCAGTGATTGGTCAGGAGCATTAATAGATGCTGCTGGTCCATCAGACTATCAAGTATTAATTGGTGACTTTGTTAATGAAGTTAAAAGAGAAGTAGAAGATGCTTGGGACTGGACATCACTAAGACGTATAGAAACAGTAGCTACTGTAGCTGACACACGTAGCTATAACTTACCTAGCACATCACAACGTACTAGAACATTGTCAGTACAAGAACAAGAACAAGGGCAAATGTTACAAGGTGTACCTGATTCATGGATTAGGTCTACACAATATCCTAGTCCTGATAGCTCAGGTGTTCCTTCTTACTTTTCTATTAATGGAACCAGTAGTGGTCTATTAACAGCTCAGATATATCCTAAGCCTGACGCTGTTTATAACATAAATTTTTATTTGTTAGACCCACAAGATGATTTAACAAATGCAACAGATGTCTTGACATGTCCAGAGTTTCCTGTTATAATGGGGGTATGGGCACGAGCTATAGCTGAACGTGGCGAAGATGGTGGAACACTATCAGACTTAGCACAGATGCAATATCAACAAGCATTATCAGATGCAATACAACAAGATGTAGGCAGACACTCAGATGAGGTAATTTGGAATGGCGTCTAAACCAATACAACCCCTTGTATTAGACTCTATAGGTATCTATGGATTAAACAGGCAGTCATCGGCTTCCAGTTTACCACCACAGTTCTTAACAACAGCTAACAATATTATGTTAGATGAAAAGGGACGTGTTACTACTAGAGAAGGAATTAAACAAGTAACAGATAATATACATACTGGCAGTTTAGATACTGATGGCAATCCTACAGCTAATACATTAATAGTTAAATCATTAGGTGAGTATATTAGTGCAACAGGAGCCAAGACTTTATTTGCTGGAGCTGGTGCTAATGTATATAAAATTAACACAGCTAACACTCCTTATACTTTAGATGCACAGACTTTTGGTGGTTCAGCTACTACTAAAACTAATGGTAACTGGCAGTTTACAAACTTTAATAACCAGTTCTATGGAGTACAGACAGGTAATCAACCAATAAATTATGATGGCACTACATGGAAAGATTTAGAAGATGTAGGTAGTTATCACAAACCTACTGGCGTTACTACTTTTACACCTTCTTGTATTCTAGGAGATTATGGTAGGATATGGGTAGGAAACATAGGTGAAAACAAAGATGTAGTTTATTACTCTGATACATTAATAGGTCAAACATTTAATGGTGGTGCGTCAGGTTCAGTAGATTTAAAAACTGTATGGTCAGGTGATGAAATAACAGCATTAGCTTCTTTTATGGGTAAGCTAGTTATCTTTGGTAAGAGTAACATTGTTATTTATAATGACCCTTGGGACCCAGCTGCTGCTTCATTTCAATTAGATGAAGTTATTGAAGGTGTAGGATGTGTAGCTAGGGATTCAGTACAAGTCATTGGTGATGACATTGTATTCTTAAGTTCATCAGGTGTACGTTCACTAGCTCGTACAATGGTACAAGACAAGATGCCATTGACAGATTTAAGTCTAGCTATTAAGGATGAAATAAGAACAAACATATTAACTGCTGACATGAACCAAGTAAAAGCTCAGTATGATTTATCTACTGGTTCTTATTTATTAAGCTTTGGTGGTAAAAATATTGTTTATGTGTTTGATTTTAAAGCTACAACACCTGAAGGTGCTCCACGTATAACAACTTGGAACTTTGATTCTAAGAAAAATCCTGGAGCTTTGTTATCTACTGATGATTTTTTATATATAGGTTTAGGAGCTGTTACTAAC